ATGAGTATGAATCTTGAGAATAAAGTGGACCGGCTTCCGGATTATTACGATAAAACCAAGCAGACCAGCAACAACTGGAAAATACTGGAGCTTGCCGCAGAAGCCAAACGGATGCTCAAGGAAGATATGGATGACACAAGGGATGCGTCGGATATCATGTCGGCCACCGGGAAGCAGCTGGACGTCTGGGGAGATATCCTGGGCGTGCAGCGGGCCGGGGCCTCGGATGAAGCCTACCGCATCAAACTGCTGATACAGCAGATGCGGAACAAGATTCAGCCGGATTATACGTCCTGGTATAATGCCATGCTGGAAATCTTCCAGTGTGAGCCGGAAGACCTGGAAATAGCCAGAACTGAGAATCCGATGGAGTACCGATTCGTCAAGTTCCCTTACGCTCGGTTGAATGATATCGGCATGACAGTTCCGGAGGCCACTGAGCTCATCCGAACCACAGCACCGGTCACGGTGGCTTTCGAAACCATCGAGTATAACACATGGGGCATCATTGCCGGCTTCACCTGGCAGGATGTCGCTGACAACGATCACACATGGCAGGATGTGCTGGAAAGCGCAGACTTCAGATAAGGAGAGTATATCATGCAGCGTACAACCAATTATAACCTCAAAAAGCCTGATAGAACCGATGCGGCGCTTATCGAAGATATCAATGATAACATGGATGCCCTTGATGAAGAACTGACGGCACCGACTGGAGACAGCAAAGACAGCACAGTGACATTTACATCTTCGGACGCCGCTGACAGCGATGTCACGAAGAGTACGGGATGGGAGACTGTGGCGCCGCTTGAATCCGGTGAGACGCACGCCAGTTTCATGACGAAGTTCTCAAAGATTGTGAAGAATCTTCGATGGCTTTATAAGCTGATTGGAACTACGGACATTTCGAGCATCGGGGACGGGACGATCACAAAAGGACTTTCTTCGTTAAATGACTCTTTGTTAAGGCCGCACTATCTCGGAGATGTTACAGGGCGGATCGCAATAACCGTTCCGTCTAATTGGGAGTATGTATTCTTTGATGTATGGATTGCAGGCAGCAAGAATAGAATCATTCCTTTTTCTCTTTCGCGTGGTACTGTTGCGATCGGTGCCACTTATGAGTTGAGAAACGGTTACTATGGAGATCAGGGTAATTATGCCTATGTCTCTGTCAATGCAACTTTTTCAGCAGATTATACACTTTCGTTGGTGATAAATACTGCGGTATTAACCGGAAATGATTACTCTGACTCATCCAGGCTCTCGGTCAACTATATGTCCATTCCTAGAAGAGCATAAAAATGACTCATTCACGACCTTAAACGTCAAGTCTGTAATCAGATATGAAAGAACCGTGACGACAGGGCCCACGGGGAATATATCTCTTTCAATTCCGAACAACGGTTATAATGTCGTCGTGGGAGCACATTTGACTGGCGCGAATTACTATGCCCGCGCATGGGTCGCTCATTTGAGTGATGATTATGAAAGCTGGTATTTGACCATAGTGAATCCCAACACTGGAGCGACAATCAATAACACAGCTTTGAATGTTAGATATACATTAATTACGTTAGAGACAGCATCCCCCAAGTAAATGACTCATTAAGCTGAAAAGTCAAAGAAAAACTATTATGCCTCCAAGCAAATACACGCCCGTGTCGTTTAACAGTGTTATCGTCCCATCAGAGTACGTGATATTTAGGTTAAGCCCCTCAGTACACAACGGCATCGCCGCGAAGCCATTGTTGGCGCTATAAACACATAGATATGCCGCATAAGCGCTAAATGAGACATTTTTGCGTGCAAAGATAAGTGCGCAAGAAGCGCGAAAAACATACGATGCATTTTGGGCAATGCTGCAATATCTAATTGCGTTCGTAAAAGAGTCATTTATTAGTTATACCGAATAACCAAGCCTCTTCCGTTCCCGCTTACATCAGCAGTAGCAACTAGGTATCTGGCATTTGTCACACCGATCCTGAGGCCGGTCGTGTTGTAAACCGTATCACAGGAAAACTCTGTTTGATTCATGCGAATGTTTACCAGCAGTGACCTATCACCGGAATTCCATTTTAGAAAGATAAGATAGTAACGCGCCGTGGTTGTAGTCTCTTGTATATCTGCGCCACGAAAACGCAAGCGCGCTGTTTGACCTGCCGTGAATTCGTAGTGTTCTGTGGATAAAGATACATTACCGTAGAAGTAATTTGCCAAAGAGTCATTTACCACGCCCATATATAGAATGCGGCTGTGTTGGTGAGATCCTGCCCATTGAAGGCGGCGCGGTCCAATCTTAGCATAGTGTCAGAAAAGCAGTTGATTCTTAAGTTATCGCCTGACAGTGCTATAATACGCCCGGTCATTAATGTTTGTTTGCCGCACCACCCAGACACGGCCCATGCAGTAGTCCCTTCTGAGCTTCTGTAATTTGCCAGGAACAGAAAAAAAGAATAATCCTGCCAATTTATGGCTATATTCCTGACACCTTCAGCTGCACGAAACGAAGTAGTTTCGGTCTTATGGAGCAAAGAGTCATTTATTTTTCAATCGTGCATGCTGATCCTTGCGGCCAGAATGCTCCGGAGATCTGGCAGTTATACTGCAGTGTCCCGTTATTGTTGCGGATACTCAAAAGATGTTCATCGACCAGCGCAAGCGTACAGCTACCGAACGTTGGAAGCCCTGTCGGCGCAGCAGCAAACGTCGTCCAACTGCCAGTAGTCAGCGTTACCTTGCTGCTGCCGTCCAGTTTAATAATGATGACGGGTCCTAAAACCACGAATGTCAGCGGCGCTGTCAATAATGCAGACCTATATAATTCTAGAAAAGGGGCATAGTGCCATATAGTATCCCCTTCGGGCAGAACTCCGAGGCCGCCATTACTCGGGTCATAAGATATCTGGTCCACCCGCTTTACTGCGATCGGGTCAGTAAAAATAACATCTTCTAAAGAGTCATTTAAGCAAACACAACAGGAATAAGTGCTCTGTACAAGCCAGAAGCAGCTGCGCCGCTCCTATTTGAAAGCTGTACTAACCCTTCGGCTGTAATGATAAATATAATGGTTCCTTTACCTGTGCAAGAAGGAATGTGATGAATTGCAGTCGTTCTCAAAGTGCCATGAATTCGTCCTATAGTCTTGTCTTCGTTACCAGATGCAAGAGAAGTTATATCCAGGTTGGCTTTTACAATACCTTGTGCCCCCATTTTCCAAACAGAAATATCGGCGCCAGATGTTGTAATATACGAATTCGGACTATATGTAAACGCTGACGTGACGCTTCTCGCCAATGAGTCATTTAGGAAACACACGTATATACACAATGAAACGGTTACCTTTTCGGCATTTGTCCTAATGGTTAGGACAGCCGCAAGTGGTGGCATTTTGTTATGATTCCAAGGTCATTGTTTCGTATACATAGCTCTGACAGTAACAGTAAAAGATTCTGCGGTAGTTCCTGAAACGTTCCGACAGTCAACCACTGCACGCATATTCTGTGCATCTATATATCGATTCAGCGGAATCACTCGGCCATCGTTCGTCCACGCATCTATGACGGTTATTTTTGTGTCCGGGTATCCTTGTATGGTTTCCAACGGTATATAAAAGATTTTAGTCATTGATGCCGCAAGGCTCTGACCCGCGAGGGGCACAACACGGAAAGCAATAAACTCATTTAAAGAGTCATTTCTATTTCAAAATACAAAGGACAAAGACTGTGGGAACAGTGCCTGTAAAAGCGGTTGTCCCTTGATAAGCGTGTAAGACTAACTGTGTTTCAGATGGAATATATGCGTTAGTGATGTATATATTATTTGAAATCGTATTATTGGGAGCGATACACGCAATAGCAAACTGATAAAACGTACCGTAAGAAGCAAGGCTCGCTCGCGCCTGTCCGTTACTGAAAGTGACATTTGAAATAGCTAATAACTGCAGTTTTACAGCTTTGTTTTGGTCATAATCCGGCAAAGAGTCATTTACCTCTTGCCATCACCTTCTGGGCCCGTGCGAACGCCTGCTTTACGCCACACGGGTCTATATCTATGTATCTTAGGGTGGTGGCGATGTTAGTGTGCCCCATCAGGATGCGAATGGTCTCGACGGGGACGCCGGCCTTCCACAGGTCAGTGGCAAATGTACGGCGGAATCTATGAGGGTGGACGTTCTCCACGTCGGCCCGCTGACCGATGTCCTTAAGAATGAGCTCGACAGCTCTGGGAGTGAGGCACGCATCCACGCGTGTGTGACAGAAGAGTGGAGCATCGGGGGAAGCTTCCCGGCCGCGAAGATACTCACGGAGGTAGTTCTTCGCGAGTTTGTTAAGGTAGCAGACGCGTTCCTTATGTCCCTTGCCGAAGACTATCAGCTCATCCGTTCTGAAGTCTATGTCCTTGACCTGCAGGGCGGTGCACTCAGACACCCGGCAGCCGGTGGAGTATAGGAACTCGACCAGTGCACGGTCACGGAGCGTACGGCATGAGTCCCGTATTCGGGCGAGGTCTTCGGCGGTGAAGGCTTTCTTAATGCGCTTCTCAATCAAAACGCGGCCGATGCCTTTGATTGGATTTTTGTTTATGTATCCGTCATCCACCATGTACTCGAAGAACGAGGACAGGAACCTCAACTTGTTTTGGATGGTGACCATGCTGATACTGTGTTCGGAACGATACCGGGACAGATAGTCTTTTATGTCGGCGGTCGTCAGCTGGTTCAGAGGCTTGGTGAGATTCTTTGCGAGCATCCTGACCTCCAGCGTGTATTGGCAGAGGGATGTGTCCTTGATGCCCATCA